TCTTAGGTGGTACTTGGAGAATTCCGGTTTTAATGGGTTTGCTTGATAAGACATTTATCAGAGACCTCAAGATGGACGGTACATTTAATGAGTCATCTTTTGATCGTGAATATGAAAGTCGTTGGTCTGGTACCATTGAAGATGCGTTCTTCAATGCTGAACAATTTGATCATAATCGTGTTTTGAAGCAACCAGAGTATGAGTTCTCTGGTAGAAGTACGAAAAATGCTTATTACGTAATCGCAGTCGACGTTGGTCGCAAAGGTTGCGACTCTGTTGCGTGTATTTTAAAAGTAACTCCATAGACTTCCGGAACTGCGTTAATTAGTCTGGTAAATATATTCACTATGACGAATGCACATTTCGAAGATCAAGCCATTTGGTTAAAGAGATTATTTTTTAAGTATAAAGCAAAGAAGTTAGTTATTGACGGTAACGGCCTTGGCATTGGTCTTGTAGATTATATGGTAAAAGGCCAGATGGATCCTGACACAAATGAATTGCTGCCAGATTTTGGCGTTGATAATGATGAAGATGGCGAATATAAGAGATATCGTACTGAAAACTGTGAAGAAAATGCGATGTGGATAATAAAGGCAAATGCGCCAATTAATACTGAGGCGCACGCCAATGCGCAATCTCAAATGTCATCTGGACATGTTAAAATGTTGATTGACGAGAGAATTGCGAAAATTAAACTCATGGGAACTAAGCGTGGTCAAGAGATGAAGCCCGAGGAGAGGGCAGAATATCTTAAACCATTTACCTTAACTTCCATATTAAAAGAAGAAATGATGAATTTACGCGAAGAGAATGAAGGCGTAAACATCATATTGAAGCAGGCTAATAAAGGTATTAAAAAGGATAAATTTTCTGCTTTTGAATATGGATTGTATTATATTAAACAAGAAGAAGATAGAAAACGTAAAAAGAGAAAGAAAAGATTTAGCGATATGCTATTTATGAATTGAGGTGTCAAAATGCGTGCTTCAAGAGGAGAAATAAAGATAGAAGAAATTCTGCGCGAAGCTGGTCTGAACTTCACTATGGAGCAAGCCTTCGAAGGACTAAATAGCCCAAACGGTCGACCATTACGTTTCGACTTTTGTGTATTTGATGATGATGGAAATATTGATTTCTTAATTGAATATTAGGGCAAACAACACTTCGAACCTTCTTCAAAGTATGGTGGAAAACAAGGTTTCTACCGCCAGCAGTTCAACGATAAGAACAAGCGCAGGTTTTGTGCCTTGAATGGTTATAATTTAATTGAGATCCCTTATACAGAAGAGAACTTAATTACTTATGATTATATCATGGAGAAAGCTGGATATTAAGGAGGGATTGAATTGGCTGAAAATAGACAGGATAATATCCATGCTAAAGGCTTTTCAATCGTTCAACGTCCAGAAGTAAGAGATATATATGGAAGTCAAGTTGATTACGGTAAAGTTAAGGTTGGTTTTCAAACACTTGAAGATGCAGTAATTGATGTTGGTTCCTTTAAAAAAGTTGATAGACGTAATTACAGTAAACTTTCAGTTTTGCAAGCGATTGCGCGAAAGGACTTTGCCGCTTTGCGCAGAATATCTAAATATTTCTATGAAATAAGCGGATTGTATGAAAGACTCTGTAGTTATTTCGCCGGGTTATATAGATATGACTGGTATATAACTCCATATAAGTTGGAAGATGCGGCGAAGGATGAAAAAATCCTTGCTGATTTTTCCAAGGCTCTTGACTTTATGGACGAGAGTGGGGTTAAAAAACTTTGTAAAGATGTCGCCTTAAAAGTTGTTATAAATGGCTGTTATTACGGTTATTTTATTGAAACCTCACGTGGTTTTACTTTCCAGGAACTTCCTGTCGAATATTGTCGCAGTCGTTTCAAAGTTGGCAATAGACCAGCAGTTGAGTTCGATCCTCGCTTTTTCGATGATATGTTCCCGGATATTGAAATGCGACTTAGGGCATTGAAGATGTACCCAGAAGAGTTCGCAAAGGCTTATGTGGCTTATAAGAAAAATAAACTTAATACAAAAGAGACCGATGGAAGTCGCGGTTGGTGGCTACTTGATCCAGATTATGCATTTAAGATTAATCTTAACAATAGCGATTATCCAATGCTTGTAAATATTATTCCGAAAATCTTCGATTTGGATGAGGCCCAGGATCTCGATCGCCGCAAGATGATGCAACAACTTTTGAAGATTATTATTCAGAAGTTGCCTCTTGATAAAAATGGCGATTTGATATTCGATGTTGACGAAGCGAAAGATATTCATAATAATACCGTGCAGATGTTACAACGCGCCGTTGGTGTAGACGTTATGACTACATTTGCGGAAGTCGATACTGCCGATCTTTCTGACCGCAGTACTACGACTACAAGAGATGAATTAGAAAAAGTTGAGCGTACTGTTTATAATGAAGCAGGCGTTTCTCAAAACTTATTTAATTCTAATAGTAATCTTGCTCTTGAAAAAGCATCTGCTGTTGATGAAGCGCATGTGCGGGACTTGATTTTTGAGTTTACTGAATTATTCAGACGCATATTAGCCATTAAATTCCCAGGTAATAAAAAGTGGTGCTTACATTTCGATATGTTGGAAACCACGATTTATAATTATAAAGAAATGTCTAAAATGTATAAAGAGCATACACAACTTGGTTTCTCTAAGATGTTACCTCAAATTGCATTAGGACATTCACAGAGTTCTATCATTGCGACAGCACACTTTGAGAATGAAGTCTTGAAGTTGCAAGAGATCATGATACCGCCTCTTATGAGTTCTACTTTGAATGGTAAAGATATTTTACCAGGCAAAGGTGGAGATGAACAACAACAGCAAGGTGGTAATAAAAGCGGTCCATCTGCGGCGAAGCAGATCCAGCAAGTTACTTCTGATAAACAAGTTGGCCGCCCAGAGAAGTCCAATGAAGAGAAATCTGATAAAACAATAGCAAATAGAGAGTCTGCTGGAAAGGAGTGAGTTGAGTGCCTAAACATATTAGTATCCCTATTGAGTCAACTGTTGAGTTATTGAACGTAACTCCTTTAGTAGATAATCCATTGCTCGAGCATTGCGAAGTAAAAGTTTGCTATTTGGGTGAGAACCGCAATGGTAGTGTCATCGACAAGGCTGCGGCCATTAAGATGGCAAAAACTTTGCATGGTTGCCCTATTGCTGGGTTCTATGATGAAGCGCAACAGGATTTTTCCGGACACAACAGAAGTATTGAAGTTGGCGATGGAAAGTTTAGAATTGTTGATAAGACTAAAGCTTATGGTTTCGTAGACTCCAGTGCTAAGATTTGGTTCCAGAAATTTTTGGATGATAATAAAGTTGAGCATGAGTATCTTATGACCGAAGGATATCTTTGGACTACATTATATCCAGAGTCTAAGCGCGTTCTCACAAATGGAAACAATCAATCTATGGAACTCAATGAAGAAAATTTGGACGGTTCTTGGACATACGATGATAAAGGATTGCCTAAATTTTTCATAATTAACGAAGCAATGATACAAAAGCTTTGCATTCTTGGCGAAGACGTCGAGCCTTGCTTTGAGGGTGCGGGAATTGCAGCACAGTTCTCCTACGACGATGAGTTCAAGAATAAACTATTCTCCCTTATGGAGGATATTAAATCTGCTTTAAGCAAAGGAGGATTTACTTCAATGGAAGACAATAAACTCGATCCTACTTTGGAAGATAACAAAGAAATTGATCCAGAAGTCGACTTCGTTAAGAAGAAGGAAGAAGAAGACGAAAAGAAGGACAATCCTTTCCCTCCAAAGGGTGACGATAAGTCCGGCGAGGGCGAAGATGGTGAAGACAAGTCCGGTGAAGGCGAAGATAATAAGGAAGACGAAGATGAAAAGAAAAAGAAGGTTGCAAAGAATTCTTTGACTGATGATGACATTATGGAGTCTGAACTTTACAAAAATCTCGCTGATCAGTTTGCACAGCTTCAGAGCGATTTTGAAGCATTAAAGACTGAAATCGAACCTCTCCGTACCTTTAAGGTAGAGTCTGATCGTAAAGCAAAAGAAGAAATGATCCAGAGTTTCTATATGCTTTCCGATGAAGACAAGAAGGATTGCATTGATAACATTGATACTTATAGTCTCGATGATATTGAAGCAAAACTTTCTATCATTTGTGTTCGCAACAAGGTTTCTTTCAACCTTGATGACGATAAAAAAGAACCAGAAGTAGATAAGAAAGATCCACTTCTCTTCTCATTAGACAATAATGATGATGGTGATAGCGCTCCAGCTTGGATTAAGGCTGTAAGAGCGACCGCCAAAGAAATGAACTAATTTTATAAAGGAGGAAGCTACGTATGGCTTTTACAAGATTGTCTCCAAAAGCCCAGTTTGTAACTCTTGGCTTTGGACAGGTTGAGCCTAACCATCTCAGTGCACAGAGAACTGGCGAAATTTACGCTCAGTTACCAGCTGCAGCAGACATTGACATTCTTGAGAATGGTATGTTTGTAAAATATGACTACTTGAATGGTTGCGTTGACTTCACTGGTGCTGGCGAATGGATGCTCGTATTCAATGAAGTTAAAGTCTATCGTGATCATGAGACTGATCAGGATTTCGCAATGATCCGTCGTGATTACAATGGCCGCGTTTATAGTCCAGTAGGCGTTGGCGGCGCATCCGCTGATTGGGGCTCCGCTCAAGGTGTTAACGGTACTCGCATCAATGGTTTTGCTAGTTCCGCAGATTGGGATATGATGAAGGCTATTCAGTCCCAGGTTGAACTTTATGGTGATGGACATAATAATGCAGCAGGCGCTGCTCCAGATTATGGTCGTAACCATTATCCGATCGGTAACAGCTACGAAGTTGAAAAACTCAACATTCCGCAGATGGCCGAATATGCTCAGCCAGATCGTACTGGTAAAGTTCCTGGCGCAGCAGGTTACAATGCTGACAACCGTGCTGGTTTGATGGTACCTCGTGTATTCAAGACACACGAAGGTGACATCTTCACCACTAATACTATTAAAGATGCTACTGTTGCTCTTGGCGATATTCTCGTTCCAGGCAGTGATGGTTATCTTGCTGTTAATAATGCTGATACCGGTAACTTCCAGTGGCAGGTCGTTAAGATTTATAACCTTGGCGATATGCAGAAGGCAGTTAAGGTAATGAGAATTAAGTAATAAGGAAAGGAGAGAAAAAGTCAATGTTAGAAAGAAATGAACTTCTTAAATTGATGAAGGCAACTGCTAAAGCTGACCGCTCTGCTCCTGTTGCTTATTCATTCAATGGCGAGAGCCTTAGCTACGATGCTCTTAATGAGACTCTTCGTAACGAGATGAACGAACTCGCTGGTACTTTCGCTCTTTATCGCGAAAATAAGAATACCATCTTCTCTTTGATTGAGGAGACTATGGATGACGTTCTTCCTAAGAAGGTTGAGGAAGAATTTGAAAAGTTCGCTGAAATCAAGACTATTGCTCAGGGCAATAGCACCATTTTCTGGCGTAAACATGATCGTCAGCGTGCAAAGCAGTTCATCACCAAGGTTGGTTTGGCTGGTATTTACGAAGTATTTAAGCTTGGTAAAGATACACCTATCGAAGTACAGACCAGCGCTATCGGTGGTGCTGCTCAGATCGGTCTCGAAGAGTTCCTCGATGGCCGTGCTGATTTTGCTGAAGTAACCCGTATCGTTATGGAAGGTATCGAAGAACTCATTCATTGGGAAATCGGTGCTGCCCTTAAGGAAGGTCTTACTCAGCTTCCTGCTCTCAACACTGTTGTTGCTGCAGGTTTCGATGAGAAAGCATTCGATCGTTTGATCGCTATCTCTGCTGCTTATGGCACTCCTACCATCTATTGTACAGAAGAATTCGCTCAGAAGATCCTTCCAAGCAATGGCAATGGTACTTATGCTTCTTGGTCTGATAGCATGAAGGATACTATTTGGAATAATGGACGTTTCGCTTCTTATAAGAACCACGTCATCAACATTCTTCCACAGGGCTTCACTGATGCTACTCATACCACCAAGGTTATTGACCCAGGTTATTGCTACATTCTTCCTGGTAACGTAAAGCCTGTTAAGGTTGTTATGGAAGGTTCTACCATTGTTGATGAATATGTCAACAAGGATCGTAGCCGTGAAATCCAGGTATACAAGAAAGTCGGCGTTGGTGTCGTAATGACTCCAGACATTTGCGTATACAAGGATACTGAACTTGCTGGTAATTATGCAGTATATCAGGGCGATAAGGCTTCTGGTACTACTGGTACTACCGAAGGCATTTCTGGTGCTACCGAAGGCGCTACTGAAGGTACAACCGAAGGCGCAACTGAAGGTCAGACCGAGTAATATAATAGGGGGATAACAAATGAAAATTTTGTTAGCAGTCCCCACTTACGAAACAATTTATCCCGACACGTTCAAGTCCATTTGGGATCTTGAACGTGGCGGGAATGAAGTTATATTCGAGTTTATAAGAGGATATGATGTTGCAACAGCCAGAAATAAGATTGCGCAAAGGGCATTAGACCTTAAAGCGGATTATTTGTTTATGGTTGATAATGATGTAATACTGCCGCCTGATGCATTGATTAAATTATTGGAAAATCCAAAGGATGTTTGTCTAGGATTTTATAAGCATCGTAATAAAGTTGATAAACAAGATGATATCACTTGTGTATGTAAAATGGGTGAACAGAATTTCTTTAACCAGTATACTGGTAAAGAA